TGCTGCTTATACATACAATAGCTACAAGGCATAGCTAACTTCATGTTCCCTGACTTACCTTCAGGTACTAAATCATAGCATTGCTCAGGTCTGTTGTCATCTTCAACCATACACTTCAGGTAATCAATCCTTTCACCGATAGGTTCATCGTATTTAAAGCTCTCGAAGTGAGTACAAAGATGTCCTGCTGCTTTATCAATAACTAACCAACCACCTTCATCGTGTCCTAGTGACTCTGCGTATCCTCGTAGTTGGTCAAGATAACCGAATGGGTCATCATTGCGTACATTCCCTTCCTTGAACTTCTTAAATCCAAAGCTAGAGGCAGTCTTAACATCAATCAACATACCATCAATGACACAATCCATAGAACCTTTGACTCCGTTTACCTCAGCCTTATGTTGCTGATGAGTAACTTCATGTCCAGCTAACTTAGCTAAAGCAAGTACAAGTTCTTCAGTCGCATGACCGTACAAGAACTTCATTAGAGTTGCTGGTGTCATTAACTCATGGCTGTATTGTCTGTGTCTGTACCACAGGTATCTATCTTGCTTACCTATGCTACTCATACGAAGTTTTCCACCATCATCATGCTTCGTAAGTACATTGTTTCTTAAGATATTCTTCATGCTCTCACCGAAGTTATCCACAATCTTATCCACATCTACACCCTCGGCTGCTCCGTTGGTTGCAAGCACCTCATAGATGTCATCTACTAAATCTTCAATCTTCTTCATCATCTCTCCTAGTGAGTCTCAGCCCACGTATCTCCTACTTTAAATTCAGCATCAAGAGGACAGTTCATCTCATAGTATGTACCTGCCTCAATAATGCTCCCTGCTGCTAGGCTGCCGAATAGACCAGCCTTATCTTCTACTACTTCTGTTTGAATCTCATCGTGGATATTACCTACGAATCGATAATCAATATTGTAATCCTTAGCATAATCATCCAGTATCACTAAGGCTCTCTTCATTACTATCGCACCAGCTGATTGTAGTAATGTATTAAGAGCTGCGTGTGGACTTCTTATGTGTAGCTTCCTACCATCTAATCCTTTAATCGTGCCTTGTTCAGACAGCTTAGTAACTCTGTCTCGTAAATCTTTAAGTGCTGGCGTATTAGCAAGGAAGTCTTTCTTAAGTCGTTTACCATCGCTACTTGTTCCTCCGACAACGTCTCCAATCTTTCCGTCTCCAGCTCCGTACAAGAAAGCATATATGAAAGTCTTTGCCTGACCTCTTGATTCAAGTCCCGCAGCCATTTGATTTGCTGTGTGTATATCTCCATCTACAACCTCCTTCGTGTAATCTTCATTGTCCATATAATGTGCCAACATCCTGAGTTCAAGACCTGAGGCATCACAACCTACTAACTTATAACCATCTCTTACTTTAAATAACTTCCTACATTCCTCACCATACATACTATCGTTAGCTGGTACTTGAGCTAGGTTAGGTTTACTGTGTGTCATTCTATTAGTAACAGCACCGATAGGATTAATGTAAGCGTGTATTCTATCCAGTACACCTGCTGCTTCAATCCAAGATGATACTAATCCCAGTCTCTTTTGTAACATTAGATACCGAGCTATCAACTTACCTTCAGGGAACTCTACATCTTTTAGTATAGTCTCAGATACTTGAGGTATCCCAGTCTCAGTTAACTCAGTTGGTTCCCATCCATAATGTATCAGGTGTCTAGCTATCTGCTTCCTGCTGCCTAAATTAAAGGCAGGATAGGTAATCTTACCCCATCCCTGTTCAGGGTCTAAGTAAGCTTTAGCATCTAGTTGTCTTTGAAAGGAGGCTGATACACTACCATCTTTCTTATATGGTTTACTTGGAAAGCTCAGTGATATATAGGTAGGTAACGGTACGAAGACTTCTCGTACTTCATCTTCAGCTTTAAACATCTCAGACTTTAGTTCAGCTTGTAAGGTGATAGCATCTCTAGTATTAAACTCCCAACCATTAAGCTTCTGTTGATTGATTATCTTAGCTACCTTATACTCCAGAGCTATAGCATCTTGAGATAACTTCTGTTGAGTTAGTAAGTTGTATAGACTGTATGTAACCTTAACATCCTGAATACAATACTCAAGCATCTCTTGGTTATAGTTATCCCAAGCATCTTCTCTCTTACCGAAGTCACCTTTAGCATTATCTAGTCTCTCACCCCAAGCATCTAAACTATGACCACCCTTACGACTGGGGCTATCTAACCTAGACAGAACTAAGGTGTCTTCAATATCTCCCCACCATCTGAACTTAAGTAGTTTCTCGATAACTGGTATGTCGAAGTTGATAATGTTATGTCCTATTAATACATCTACCTTGTTATCTTGTAACCAAGGTATGAAGTCTCTAACATTACTAGGCTCGAAGGTAGTAGGTTCATCCCATCTACCTACTATCTTGGCAGCAATACACCAGATAACTGATGGGTTAAGTCCGTTTGTCTCTATGTCGAATACTACTTTTACCATTCTTCTTCTCCTCTCTAGCTTTCCTTCGTCTTAATTCCCTGCCTGTTAGTAAACCCTCATGTTTAAAATTAGCATTAGCTACTGGTTTTTGCATTGCATTATTCTTACCCATTACATCTCCTCTGGTGCTGTTGTCTCCCTCAGTCTAGCTGTGTCTGAATCATACTGAAGGTATCCTGTTATCCCTGTCTCACCTGTGTATCTATTCTTTAGAATCCTAAGTGTTGTTGTGTTCCTAGCGATAGGGTCTTCGCTTTGTTGGTTACGTTCTAATGCAATAACTATATTAGATAGTTGAGCAATACCTTGTGAACCTCTTAGATGATTTAATGAGATAGCTCCACCTTCTTCATGTGGTGTACCTTGTTGTCTAGATAGGTGAGACACTACAAACAATCCAATGTTAGTTTCAACTACTACCTCTCGAAGTTTAGTCATTAGAGAATCAATGTTCCTACGCTCATCACCTCTAGCATCTCCAGACATTACAAGGTTGAGATGGTCTAATACAATCCACTTGATACCTTGAGCTTTAGCCATCAACCTGATACGACTGACAATCTTCTCAATAGATAACTCCTTACCATCGTATAAGGTTAGAGCTTCTCCATCTTTCCTTTCAAAGAGTTCATCGAAAGCATCTGAAGCTACCTCTCGTTTAGTTAGAGTTCTACATTCATCTAAGTGATAAGGTCTCTTAAGATGAATACCAACTAGACCATCGATAGTTCTCTCAGTAGTTTCTTCTAGGTGAATCACTCCAACCTTATCAGGTGTCTGAGTTAATAGGTGGTACTCCAGTTCTCTAACTACAGAGGACTTACCCATACCAGTACCTGATGTAATAGTTACCAGTTCCCCTAGCCTGAACCCTTGTGTCTTAGCATTAAGACATACCCAAGGATACATAACCGAGGCTTGCTCTGGTCTCTCCAACCAAGTTTCTTTTAGTTGGGTAGCACCAATGATGTCACTAGGCATCCAGCTCTTAGCGTTCCAGAAACATTCAGTAATCTCTTTAACAAGACCAGCTTGTAACATATCACTGATGTCTTTGTATCCTTCAGGGTAAGACATAATCTTAATCTTCTCTGGTGAGAACAACGCGATAGCTTTATCAATAGCTTTCTTACCTGCATCATCCTTATCAAATGCTAATACAATATGGTCAAAGGAATCAAGGAACTCATAGCTGTTTTGTATAGACTTCTCTACACTGGAGCTACCATTCTTCAATGAACATACCGCCCACTTACCATTGAATACCTCAGCTAAAGACAGAGCATCTATCTCACCTTCAGTAACTGTAATGTATTTACCACCCTTATCCCAGAGACACTCACCGAATAGACCAGTGTCTTTGAAGCTACCTTCTGTATGGAACTTCTTAGTAGCTACATCCCTAACCTTGTAAGCTGTGACTCTACAAGCTTGGTCAGTGAAGGGGTAGTAATGTGTAGAACCATCTTCAGTAACTCTAACTTGATACTGTTTACAGATAGCTTCAGAGATTCTACGCTCAGGTATTGAACCCCATACTCCCTTGATAGGTAACTCTTTGCTTGTTGTTATCTTCCTCGTATAAGAAGTAGATACTTGTGCTGTAGCTTCACCATCCCAGAAGTTACATCCCTCTGTAAAGCAATGCTTGTGGTCATCATAGACAGCCACGTTATCCTCGCTCCCACACTTGGGGCAAGCCTCATGTTTAATAAACTTACTCATTTTAATCCTCTCTTGATTAATTAATTAGTGGTCACTTGCTCACACGACTATGACCATCACCGTTTTAATAACCCCCAAGAGTAATGAAATAACTCCGAGGCAATAGTGAACTTATTGAAAGGTAACTTAGAACGGAGGCTCGTCTGCAAAGAAAGCAGGGTCTCCACCTGTATCACCATCCTCACCCATCTCTAAGACTAACACACGCTTAACATAAGGAACCATTCCTGCTGTTGGGTGCTTCTTAGTGATGTACTCAAGCCTTACTTTAGTACCACTCGGTAGCTCTTGGTCGTACTGGTCTTTGTTATTAACCCAGACCTCTACCTTGTACTTAGATGTAAACTTACGGATAGGTTCACCGTCATACTCTTTAATAATTACTCCATCCTTAGTCAACTTGGCAGCAGTCTTTGCCTCAAGCTTTACTTGGATAGCATACTTACCTGTTGATTGTCCTTGATACTCATCGTGATGTGTCAAGCACGTATTAAAAATAGTAGTTCCTTCTACTAGCATATACTTCTCCTGTTGTTTTAACCCTATGGGTTGTTAAATACCTGACTCATAATCAAATGATTCAGGCTCGCTTTCACCATTGGCATAGCAATCACTATACCCCTGGTCAAATTCTAATCTATCTACCAAATTGATTTCTCTCCTAGCAGATAGAGCATCTTTACTTTCGGCACAGGCTTGCCATCCTAATGCGTAGGGTATTGATTTCTTTACTAGGTAGGTGTACTCGTCATTCTTTTTAATGTGCATCATGCCTCCTGGTCTATTGGTCTATTGGTCTATTGGTTTATTAGGT